CTCCCCGAGTGCTATTTCTCCCGCCCCGGTGATGACGTTCCAGTCATACGGATCTCCAGGAGATGAATGCTGTACCGACCCGAAGAATGAAAAGAAGAGGTGGTACTTGTGCTCGCATATATGCTCGGGTGAATCGGAGGACATTCCCGTGATGATAGGGACGAAAACCGTCCCGTCGAACTCCCATCCTCTGTTCTTCCCGTCTACCCCGTACAACCTCGAAGTATCGGTCGATCCCGTGAAGTTGGTGACTACGAACTCGAATCTCCCGCTTGGAACTGGAAACGCAATGGCTGAACTGTTTCCGGCTATCGTTGCGACATTCAGGCTAGCCAAAATGTTCAGGTTTTCCGCCTGGAATGTCCCGGTCTGCGTGGAGAATATCAACCGGCCGGCCGCGTCCCCTGCGGCCCATGACCCACCAGTGAGAATTACTTTGGTGATTACAGCCGTTGCGCCCGAAGTGGCCCCGGTGATCGTATCGCCTACCGATATGTCATCGACTCCACCGGACGTGAATTGCATCTCCAGGCCCAATTCAACGGCAGACCACCCCGACGACGTGCTTTTATACATTACGGTACTTAACCCGTCTACGGCGTTTCTGAACGCATACACAACGTCTTTGTATGTGACGACTCCTAAAATATTTCCCGACCCTGGAACTGCTGCGATATCATCCCTGTAAACGTCCGCGGCAAGGTTTTTGTAATATGCGACAAGTTTTCCCGTTGGTGCTCCGTCAACTACCTGCGTGCCTGCGCATGTCCCGACGACATCCGCCCCCACCTTGATATTCCCGGTTGAGAATGTCCCGGTAATCTTTGTCAAAACAACGTATGTCTCCTCGATAACGATGACCGTCCCGAAACTTGTTCCGGAGTTGTCCGTCAGCACATCGCCCATCGACAATGACCCGGTGATCGTACAATAGAGGATTGCGTGGACGGCATCCGACGGTTTTTCCTTCCCGTCGAATCGCTCATATCCGAAGATGGGAGAATACCCGCCGTTGATATCTTGTATAATGTTTTCAGCGCCTTTACACGTGCTTGGGTCGGAGGAGAACGAGGGCGTGACGATATCCATTCCCCCTTTGAATGGGATGAAATCCGTCTTTACCTGGACATTGGGCATCTTAAACAAGAGGATTACCCCATGCCATCTGCGGCAGTTGGCTTTTCTTCAGTGTCCGTAACAATCTCTTGTACTCCCGCTCCCCGACTGCATACTTGTCCGGCTCCTGTGAATATGCCCCGTAATACATCATTGCCCGGTATAGGATGATTTCGTGAAACCGTGCCGGGAAAATCGGAATATCTTTATCCAGCTCCATCACGTCCGGGACCATGAAATATTCCCCGACGCATGTATAAACGGCATCGGGGATAGGATAGAACATCAGCGCGTCGTCCGGTTTGATCGTATACACACTCGGTCGTCCGGTCATGGTCCGTTGCGTCCCGACCATGTACGCCACTCTGAACATCTCCCATGGCATATAGGTCATGAACTGCTCGTCGCTCGCCGTCAGATATATTCTGAAATCCTCGGAATCCCCTTCATCGTCCGATACCCACTCCGAGAAATCCGTCAGCAATGCCTCTGCCGGCGTATACGCAACCTTGGCAGCAGTCAGTGAAAATGAAAATTCCTTCCGCAAGAACTGCCATTGGGAAGACACCAGTTGGACCGATTTGTATGCGTCGTCGATCCATGTCACAACCCGGAGATATTCTCCCGTCTGGTTGGTCGTGGATGACGGGCCAATCTGGTTGATCCCGCATTCCCGGCTGAGTCTCCGAGCGAGTGTCAGTCTGTCCATTTACGCCTCTGCGAGTATCGCCTTGAGCCATGCGGGCCCCCGCGGATTCGGGTCGTGGATGACCGAAAACGGATACGTCATCCTGGCTTTCGGCTTCATCATCATGCTCGACCTATCCGTCATGTCTCGCTGGACTTGATCGTATTTGGTTGTCCTCGACCGGGCCAGAGCTTCGACGTATTTGCGCCTGACCTTGGAATTGGCGCCACGGACAATGACCTGTTTCATTCCTTTAACGGTCGGCTCGACCGTTGGCAGGCTTCCTTCCACATTGTCTTCGTAGACCACGATGGTCAGGATCTCGTTCATGAACGCTTCCATGTCGGCAGCGCCTGCAATGTTCGACTCCGCTACAACCTCGATCCCGGGGCTGGCCTTGATTTCGTCCAGAGTGAACGGGTCTCCATGTCCAATGGTTTCGTTTGTTGCAAAAGTTTCCTTGTTATTACCGGGATGTCTTGGCATCACTACCTCCAAAAAAAGGTTGCGCCCCTCCGAAGAGGGGCAGTTGAATTACGCGGTGATCGGAGTCGTCGGACAGAGACACAGGTCGTAATATGTCTCCGTGATACCGGCTGCGTCCAGGGCCGTAGTGCCAGGAGTAAAAGTATGCGTGGAATCGGTGACGATCTTGACCGCACCAATCGGGCAGGTATTTGCCGTAGGTTCCGGGAACTTCAAGGCAACGTCCCCTGCAGACAGTGCGGAAGTGGAAACCGGAGTACCCTGCACGCTGGTCACGGCCAGGTTCGCGGCGACACAGATCAGGTACAGGCAAGTCGTCGAAACTGGCTGTACCGTAGCTGCGGTCAGCGGGAGGACCGTAGCGGCATCCGCCTTGTGGTACACGTACCCGTCGATTGCAAAATCGACACCAGCACCAACCGGGGAAGCAATACATGGGCCAGTCTTCACGCCGTCTCCGATAGCAAGTCCGGCCTTCGTTAAACACATTGTTCCGCCACGCGGATTGTCGTTCAGATTCATTTTTTTACCTCTTATGCGAGTGTGGTTAATGCAGCCGGTGCGACTGCGGTAATAGCAGTGGGTACGGATGCGGGACCGACGAGCGAAAGATACGTGTCGGTCGCCGTGACTGCATCGAGGGCGGTGGTGCCACCGACAAATGTCGCGCCGGATGTGCCGACGAGCAAATATCCGATAAGTGTCTTGCCCGAGGGGACCGCGATGGCTTTCAGCAAATTATACGTAGCGGCAATGCCGGTTGCGTCGTTGCCGGCTGCGTCGGCTGTCTTGGTGCTGGTGGTAATGGTTCCGGCCGAGTCGATATAGAATGCCCACCCTGCCGTCTTCCCGTCGGCTATGGTGCCGACAAGGGACGAACAATCGGCAATCGCCTTGACCATCATCACTCCGTTTGCAAGATATGCGAATGGGGTCGAGACCTGGGCTGTCAGTTTGCTGCCGCTACCAATGGCCAGACCGCAACTCGAAAGAGTCTGGTTCTTCTCCCTCGTAATCAGGGTGGTCACATCGGTTACGAGTTTCACCATCTCGGAACGCATCGCCGTCATATCCGCAAGCGTAGCCTCCATGAGTTTCCGCAGTTCAAGCGCGTCACTCTTGCAAGAAAGGCTCGCCATTCTGTTTTTGATGCTCTGTGTCATGTCTTGCTCCTTGGGGGCTATGCGCCCCCATTTTTATGTACTATCTTGCCTTATAATTCATTTGAGTGTTAGGCATAATCTAAAGCGCAGTGACCGCAGTCTCGATCCTGACCATACGATTTTCGTTGAGTCGCACCGCGTTAAACCAAAAATCGGCGCCAACATATCCGAACATTCCGGACGGGTTGCTATGCGACTTCTGCGAAGGCGGCAGGTACGTGGGTGAAATGCTCGTCTTCCCGTGACCCTTGAGGCTGACCTGCCCCCAGGCGTCTTCGGCGATGACGATCATCGGATAGACATCTACGTTTGCCCCGCCCGCTGAAAGCATACCATTCAAGGTATTCGATCCCTGAGCGAGAAACGGCTTGAACAGAGGCGAAGGGATGAACCGGAACTCTTCGCATGCTCCCATCTCTCGTTCGTGCGCTGGTTTGATCGACGACCCGTACTCGACCCGCTTCGTGAATCCGGGGAGATCTCGAATATCACTGTTGCAGTCGGTGTGATGAAACACCAGATATGCAGGTTCTACCGGCTGTGTCCCGAAGTCTGGACCGGGGAGGATTTTGGTGGTCACTTTCTTGGCATAATTGCTTTCGAGCGTTCGTGCGGCCTGGCGAAGAGCTCCGAGAGAAATAGCAGTATTGACTCCAGCTCGGGTCGACCCGTTGGAATAGTCCACGGTCGTTCCGGCTTTTACTTCACCGTAACATACCAGCTCGGCAATCTCTGCAATAACCTCTCCGGTCTGCTTGATCATGTCGCCGGGGATATCGTCCTCGTACATCATCGCGGCTTTGCTGGTCAACTTGAACAGTACCGCATACTGTTTAAGTGTCACGCTGACATCGGTATAGTCGATGGTATAGCTGTCGGGGGTTACACCCTCGGTCGTTTCGAACGTGCCGGGGGTAATCTGGGCGGTCTCGTTGGCCGCGCTATTGAACGGTTTTACCCGGCGAAAGACGATGGTATCGGTCTTATTGAGGGGCTGCTCTTTCTGAACTCCGAACGATCCCAATACCATCGGGGCTTCGGCGTGATCCAGCATCTGCATTTCGGCGCGAATCAGGTTGCGACTCGCTTTGGTCGAATAGGTCTGTTGTGCCATGATTTATTACCTCTTGTGAAATATCTGCCTGGCGACATAGGCCCGATATTCTTCGTCGGTCATGTCGTCGAGCGATTTTGTTTTGATTGGTTTGCCGTTTTTTCTGTTGTCGGCTGCTGCCGACTCCAGTCTCTGTTGTCGTTCTGCGGCGATTGTTTTGGTTGGCCGTTTATTGGCTACGAAATCCTTGTACGAATTGAGAACCTTGATTGCATCGCTCGGTTTCCAGCTTCCCAGTTTTTCCGTGATATCCGGCGGCTGCTTGTTCACCCAGTCGGCAAACAGAGGGCTGGTCTTGATCTCGTCCAAGTCCTCGTGGACGGCTCGTACGGCTTCAATCGCCATCTCCTTTCGTACCGCGTCCACCCTGGATTCGAGTTCTTCGTTGATGCTTCCCCGTAGTGCTTCGACATCGGGAATACGCCTTTCCAACTCAGCGGTTTTCCCGGTGAGTTCGTTCCTCGTATCTTCCAGCACATCTGCCCATTCGGGAAACTCTTCTTTCAACAGGGTCATCTTCTCCGCTGATCGAGACGCTTTATCGAGTTGCTCGGCAGTCGGGGCGTCGCTGACTTTCTCGGCGGCAATCCTTGCTTCGTGTAGCCTTCGTTCTGCCCCGCCGATTCTGCTTTCCGCCTGCTTCAGCCTGGTGTTGATAGTGTCGATATCTCCGAGCCTGCTTTGCAGAGATTCAAGCGTCTTCCTCAAGACGGGATTTACCCCGGCCCAAGGGTCGTCGTCGGTTGTCTCTACTGTTTCATCGGTTTCTAAATCATCGACATCGTCCTTTTCACCTCCAAACACTTCGCGTGCAACTTCTTCACGCATCAGTCGCTCGTCTTCCTGCATCTCTTCAGTAGTCATAGTCATCTCCACCGGCTTCATCGGGCGGCGTTGATTTTTTGAGGCGGTTATCCCGGCTCGATATATGGTCCGGCAGGTTCGCCAGACGTTTCAGGGTA